GCCGCGTCGGGCAGCTCGACGCCCATCTCAGACGGCGCCCTGACTGAACGGGTTGTCCTCCTCGCGGCGCGGACCGTCCACGTCGATCCGGGCCCGCGCCGACGGGGTCAGCCCGAACTCCTGCGCGAACTGGCGGATCAGGTGCGCGGCGTCGCGCTGCACCGCCAGCAGCGGATTGCGGACCTGCACCCCGCGGTGACCACGGATCAGCAGCGGCGCGTCCACCAGCTGCGCGGTGGCCCTGCGGTGGTTCACCACGGCCTCGCAGTAGGCGACCAGCGCGTCCCGGTCGGTCGGCACGGAGGACCGCATGAACTCCAGCTCGGCCAGCGTGTAGTCCCAGATGGTCCGCGCCTCCTCGCCCAGGCCGTCCGGCGGCACAACCCTGCCGCTCCTCGGCACCGGCTCGTTCAGGTTCACCTTGCCCGGCGGGGCGCCCTTGAGCAGACGCAGCCGCGCAGGTCTCGGTGGCCGGCCCAGGTTGGCCATCAACAGTTCGCCTCCTTCCCGACACCCGGTGACAGATCCGCGCGATCGACCCGGTGAGCGCATCACTACCGGCGCGGTCTAGCCAGCCTCCACGCCCGTGATCGCGACGCCCCTACCGGTTCGCCGCACCCCGACGAGACTCCGCCTGCGTCTTCGCCCGGTGGTGCTCGACGCACAGGCCCTGCAGGTTCTCCGGCTCGTCGCCGCCACCGTCGGACACCGCCACGATGTGGTCGAGCTCGACCGCCAGCCGACCGCATCCCGGCCACGCGCACAGGTAGTCCTGCTCGGCGAACACCCACAACCGCAGCCGCTGGTACGCGGCGGTGGTGGTCGGCCGGCGCGTGCTGCTGCCCCACGACGGGTAGCAGGCCGGGCATCGCCTGGCCTTGTGCACGGCGCCGCAGCGCGGGCAGCGGCTGGGTGGTCTGACCGGCACGGCGACCTCCGCCCGGGTACGACGAAGCCCCGGCCCTTGGGGGGCAGAGCCGGGGCTGTCGGGGGTCGAGACGACAATGCCGACGGTTTTCGAGCGCGCTCGTCCGTCGGCACTTCAGCGTGACACACCGGCACGGGGCTGCGCAAGACCCCGCGCGGAGACGGACTCCAGCAGCAGCTCGACGACGTCGCCGACCCGGTACAGCGGCCGGCCACGTCGGTCGTGGCCACGCTGCAGCAGGCGACCGCGGTGGTGCCACTGCCGCAGCCGCTCCGGGCTGACCGGCAGGTCCAGGCTGGACAGGCCGCGGGCGATGTCGGTGCTGGTGGCCAGCCGGTCGTGGGCGCGGCGCAGCAGGTCGGCGCGCCGGGCTGCCAGGTCGTAGCCGGCCCGGCAGCGCCGGCACCTGAGCTCGGTGCGGCCGGGAAGCGCGTACAGGTCGGCGCCGCACACGTCGCACGGCCCGGCGTAGCTGCGCGGCACCGGGCGGTCCACCACCCGTTCGCAGGCGGCGACCACCGCGACCAGGCCCAGCGCGTCACCCGCCCACGGCCTCGCCGCCACCCCGTCGACCCGCCACCGCAGCCACCGGCTCATCGACGACAGCGTGTCGGCCGGGAGCCGGTGCCGGTAGTCGGTGGAGCTGACCCGCTCCGCCACGCACAGCCGGACCAGCCCGACGAGCTCGGCGCGCAGTCGGGCCAGCGCGGCACTGGCACCGGTGTCGTACGGCAGCCCGCCATCGCGGGAGACCGGGTCATCGCTGAACCGGCGCTGCCTGGCCAGCGTGACCGCCAGCTCGTAGCCGATCGTCGGCACCGCCTGCAGCGCGGCGGCGTACGCGTCGGTGCAGACCCGGCACAGGTACGACTGCTGCGGCGTCGGACGACCACAACAACACGACGCACGCCGGCTCATCACGTGTCACCCGTGAGCTCGGGGCAGGTGTCCGGGGCCTGCGCGCTCGTCATGTGCGCGACCTCACCCCTCCCAGACTGCAACCTGAGTTGCAATGCGAGCCGCCTGCAACTATAGTTGCACTTGTGAGGATCACCGAGAGCGCGCGGAGGCGAGGCATCGCCGACGAGGACATGCTCCACGCGATCACCCACCATCTGAGCTACTTCGTGGACGAAGGCGACGAGGAGCTGGTGATGTTCATCGGCCCGGCCCGCAACGGGGCGGTGCTTGAGGTCGGCGTCGTCGAGGACGACGAGGATCCCCGGATCATCCACGCGATGCCCGCGCGTCGGAAGTTCTGGCCGTGACGAGGACAGCGGGCGTGAGGTGATAGCGATGAGGAAGACGAAGATTTCCGATGCGGAGGCGGCCGAGCGGTTCGAGCACTTCGAGCCCAACCGGGCGAAGATGCGTGACCGGTCGGCGATCGCCGATATCGAGCAGGCGGTGGCGGCGCGGGAGGTGGCCGAGCGTGCGATCGAGGCGGCGGTGGTGACTGCCCGCGCGGACGGGGTGCCGTGGGTTGCGATTGCGGTCGGGCTGGGGGTGTCGCACCAAGCGGCGATGAAGCGGTATCGGGACAAGGTCTGATCGGCCGGGCGGTGAGCATGAGCGGCGACAAGATGGCAGGCATGACCGAGGCCGAGGAGGCCGAGTGGTGGTATGAGCACCGCGACCAGGCCGATGACGCCTTCCCGGGTCCGGAGGTGGCGGTGGAGGTCCGGCGCAACGTGACGATCTCGGTGCGGTTCTCCGATGAGGAGATCGAAAAACTGCGCGCCCGGGCCGATGACGCCGGCGTGAAGGTGACGGCGCTGATCCGCGCGGCTGCTCTGCGCCACGCCGGCGATGAGGTGGCGCTGCTGGAGACGGTGGAGCAGCTGCGGCAGCTGACCGACCGGGTGGTCGGGCTGGTGCGGGGCTGACGTGAGCGAGATTTCCGACGAGGAGGCGGCCGCCAAGCCCGACATCGAGTCCTGGCTGGATTCGCTCGACCCTACGACTCTCGACATACGCGACGCGGTGCACTTCCGCCGGATCATCGCCGCCCGCAAGGGTGTCGAGGACGCCGAGCAGGAGCTGCGGGATGCGGTGGCGGCGGCCCGGGAGGCTGGCGACTCGTGGACCCTGATCGGGGCCGCGTTGGGGACCACCAAGCAGGCGGCGTACCAGCGGTTCGGCCAGCAGCGGTCGAGCTCCCGATTGCGTGAATCATGACGCCTGCGTGACCGAGGGATCCGTGCTGAGGTCGGTGAGCAGCAGCTGGGTCTCCCCGAGCGTCTCGGCCAGCCGCTTCGGGTTCTTGAGCCGGGTGCGGCTGGGTTGCCGGACGTAGGTGACGGGGATTTTCGGCATTGGTTTCCCGCATTCGGCGCAATAGCCGAAGCCGGGTTTGTTCGGGTGTCCGCAGTATTCGCAGCTGACGCGGGATTCGCCCGGTGTTTCGGCGTGGAAATAGGGTTCGAATTGTTGTCCGCAGCCGGGGCAGTATTCGGGCTGGCTGGACAGTTTAGCGGGCTGTCCGCAGTGGGCGCATTCTGGCATTAGCGGCCGGGGGTTTGGGGCGTGTCGACGCTCGTCGACGACGTGCATGTTAAGACGTTCGGCGAAGCGGGTGAAGCCGTCGATGTGTTCGGCGGCGAGTACGTAGCCGCGCAGTTCGGGTGCCATTCGTGCGGCTTCGTAGCGGCGCATCTCGGCGTTGAGCTCGTAGGGGATGTCGATCAGGACGACGTCCGGGTCGGTGGGGTGCTCGGTGATTCTGGCCAGGTGGGTCATCGCGCGCGCGTTACCTAGCCGGCCTTTCCAGTGTGACCTGATGAAATTCCTGGTGAGAGGTTACGAAGGGTGGTTTTTGGTGCGGTTGGTGACAGGTTGCTTGGCCAGTTCGAGACCAAGGTGAGTTTTGGTTCCCAGGTTGGGAACGAGTCGCTTGTCTTGGGATGGGATGGGACCACCGTGACATCGCCGTGAGTCACGCGTGACAGTGACGCGACGGTCACGCGTGACAGACGCGTGACAGTGACGCGACCGTCACGCGTGACAAACGCGTCACTCACGGCGATCCCTCCTTCTCAGTGGCTGCCCTCTCAGCGGCTCGTCGACGCGCCTGCGCCTCGCGGCCCCGTCGCTGCCGTTGCCGTGTCTGTTCTTGCTGCGCCTCCAGTTGAATTCGGGTTGGCTGGCGTTCGGCCCATTCATGGAATAGGTATCCGTCGTCTTTCGGGATCCATAGTCCGGCGTTGACAAGCGCGACCGCTTCGGAATGTTTCCCGAGAATGCGTGCGATATTGCCTGGGATGTAGCCGTCGGTGAGCTGCTGCATGGACCACGCGCCGGCGCGGACCCATAGTCCGAGGGCGGCGTTGCCGGCGGCGACCGCTTTCGGGTGGGACGCGAAGTTGTCGTCGACTTTGAACCAGGGCACTACTCCACGGTCCTTTCCGCCTGGGTGTCGAGGGTGGGCTGGTCGTCGGGTTGCTCGGTGGGGTAGATGCGGATGACGGCACCCGGCCGGTGGAGTCGGTCGGGTGCCGTGGGGGTGTCGCGGTAGGCCTTGACGGCGACCAGCTCGACGACCTGGGCGTCGTTTGCGATGACGCGGGCGTCGACCAGGGCGTCGAGGACGGTCCGGGCGAGCTTGTCGACGTCGCCATGACCCGGTGACTGCAGGTACGGCCACCAGCGCTTGTGCGGCTTGATGCTGACGGGGCGTTGCAGGGTGGTGGTGACCGTGACGGTTATCGGCCCGTCGATGGGTTCGGGGTAGTGGTGGTGGGCCATCAGGGCCCGGCCGCCTTTGGCGACACGTTCCCGCCATGGCCCGGTTTTCGGGTTGTCGTTGATCAGGCGGCGGGCCTTCCCGTTCCCGATGGTGCGCAGGCTGCCTTGGGGTGCCGGGGTGCCGTACACCTTGAACGCCAACGGCCGGGTCAGTTTCATCGGGGATGCGCCCGTGACCGAGGTGGCGGATTGCGGCAGGTCGACCAGTGCGGCATTGCGGGCCGTTCGCAGTCGGGGTTGAGCGGGTGTTCGGCGGTGACGACGCGGCATCGCAGCGCCCCCGTGTCGTCGCGCCAGACGGCGAGGTTGCCGTCTGGATTGGGTTCGGCGTCGATCGGCATTGGTGACCCGTTGGCGGTGGTGGCCCACACGATCGGCAGCGCGCATGTCGGCTGGCGGCACAGACTGGTCATCGGACGCCTAGCACGGCGGCGGCTCGTTCGACGGTGTCCCAGGCGGTGCGGTCGCCGTCGTGGCGGTCGGGATGGGTCTTGGCTCTGGCCCGTTTGACCAGGGCGTCCAGCGGCAGTAGGTGCCTGGCGAGCTCTGGTTCGACCATCAGGCCGAGCAGGAACTCGTGCGCCTGGTCGCGGGTCATCGCAGAGGCGCCGCCGTCGCGGCCCGGCGGCAGCTGGGCCCACCCGGTGTACTGCTCGCCGAGGCCGGACACGCCATAGCGGTCCACAGCACGTAGCGCCTCGAGGCTCTTGGCGATCGCGCGGAGGTTGGCCCGCCAGTCGTTGAACCGGTCGGTTGCGTACACGAGTGACCCATGCCGGGACTCGAACGCCACCACCACGCCGGGCAGGAGGGGGCGGGCGTAGGCCCGGAGTGCGGTGCCGGCGTTGTTGATGTCAGCCGGCTGGACGTCGAGCTCGACGATCAGGTGGTGGCCGTCGAGGCGGCTCACCTCGTATTCGAGGAGCTTTTTGGTGTCGGTCAGGTCGGCCCGGAACTGGTGTGGCTCTCCGGGGCCGCGGTGGAACCGGGTCGGGTCGCTGATCGGGCGGATCGTGAAGGTCACGGCGTGTCACTCGTCGAGCACTTCGACCTCGTCGAACGGCAACGCCGCCCGGCCGGTGCGCTGTTCGGTCGCGGCGTCGACGAGCTTGCGGATCTCGTCCGGCACATCACTGACGTCGCCGATCGGTTCGATCCGCCGGACCCGGATGGTGGGGATGTGCAGGTCGGAGTCGGTGTCGATGGTGACCTTGGAGACGTCGTACCAGAGCACCGCGATCCTGATCGCCTCAGGATCCTCGACCAGGAAGGGCTGGAGGGCGTCGACGCCGTTGGTGTCGGTCTCGCCGGGCAGTGCTGACGACAGTTTGACCAGTGCGCTCACGTAGGGTCCTTTTCGGGGGTGTGGTGGGCGAGCGAGCAGTAGCGGCGGTGGGTGAGGCACCAGCCGTCGTAGTCGAACGCGCAGGGCTTGCCGGTCCAGTCGTGGCAGTTGCCGCAGTACTCCTCCGCGGCGTCGACCGGATGGTGGGAGACGGCACCACAGACCGGGCAGGTGAAGGAGGCAGGTTTGGTCATCGGGGACTACCCACGATGTTGGTGAGGCCGCGGATCAGGCGGAGCAGCATCTCGGGGATGTCCGCGGTGTCACCGTCGGGGGTTTCGCCGGCGAACACCACCGGGCCGAAGAGGAGCTGGTGCTCCAGGCGGCCGCCGGGCCAGCCGGCCAGGGTCGCGATCAGGGTGGCGAGGTAGTTCGGCTCGAGCCGGCCGGCGCCGTCCTCGTCGACGAACCCGCACCAGGGCCCGTACATGTCGGTGTCGGGCCAGATGCATTCGAAGTAGCCGCCGACCTCGCGTTGCATCGCCTCGGCCGTGTTCTCCAGATCGATCAGCATGGTCACCGGGTCGGGGGCGATGCCGATGACGTTCATGGCGCCGGCTCCTCGTCGGCCGCGGTCTTCTCCCGATTGGCCCGGTACGCCACGGCGGCCTCGACGATCTGCTCGAGGTCGGCCCGGTCCCTGCACATGGCGAGGGTGTCGAGGACCTGGCGGGCCTCACGGTGGGTCAGGTCGTTGCTGGAGGTGATCTGGCGGCCGATCAGGGCGCCGGTGATCGCGAGGCGTCGGGCCCGGCCCGGGTCGTCGCGGTTGGGGCCGAGGAACTTCTCGAAGTCGATCAGCAGCGCGATGCGTTCGTTCTTGCGGATCGGCTCGTCGCCGGCGTCGAGCACCTCGACGTCGTCGTCGACGGGTTCTCCCACGGCGGGTGGGGCGGGCCGGTCGGTGGCCTCGGCGTGCTCGGGACCGACGACCTCCACCTCGGAAGGGGGGATCGCGGTGGGAGCCTCGGCCCCACCCGGAAGGGAAGTCTCCTCGGCGGCGATGGGGGACGCGGCTGAGGTTTCCTTGGGTGGGGCCGAGACGGTTCCCGGAGCGTCAGAGGCACCTGTTTGCTCCGGGTCCCCGGCGGCGGCTGGCAAGGGTCGGGCCGGAGTTTCGGCACCTTGACTAGCGTCGGTGCCGAAGTCTGTGTAGCCGGGTTCACCCGGCAGGGGAGGCGGCGGGGGTTGGTCACCGGTGGCGGCGTGTGTGGCCGTGTCGGGCGAACTCGACACGGGTGCGCTGTCGGGTTGTTCGGCCTTATGGGACGTCTTGCGGCGGCTCTGAGCGCTCTTGCGTTGCACCGTGGTCTTCGGCTCCGCCGCTGCCAGGGCCGGCGTCGTCGTGATGATCTCGTCGGTGAGCTCCTCGACGGCCCGGAACCCGTGGATCACGTCGGAGAACAGCATCCGGGCGAGCTTCGCGGTGGCCCGGGCGATCAGCATGTCGCCGGGATAGTTCAGCCACCCCGACCCGGCCTTGGCCGGCAACAGCTTCGCCTGGCGTGCATGATCGAGAGTCCACTCCACCTCGAGCCATCGGTTCGACCCGCGGCGCCGTCCGGCGATGACGCACCGGGCGCCGGTGGCTTCCCGGATGTCCAGGTCGTGTCCCGCAGCGAGGATGAGTGCCCGCTGCCCTTCGGCGTACATCGCGGGTCGCCCGTCGACGACGTACAGCTGGGTCAGCGCGGTCATCGGGGGTAGCCCCACCTCACGGCCGTACAGGATCGCCGCGGCCGTTGCGGGGGCGTTGCCGCGGAACGTCTTCGGGACGAACTCGGATTCGTAGACGTAGCGGACCAGCTCCACGACGTCGTGGAACATCCCGGTCCAGCTGTCGGTGTCGACCGGTGCCGGCAGCGGCCGGTCGGTGAACTCCACCAGCGCGGTCATGGCCGCTCGGCCTCTCCGATCAGGGGCTCCTCGCCCTTCCACCCGTGCAGGTCGAGCCAACGCGCGGTCTGCTGCACGTACAGGAACGCGCGCAGCTGCCGACAGATGGCCGGGTCCGGGTCGCACCCGTCGACCGGGAGCATGCGGACGTCGTCGGCGCCGATGTGCGCCACGTACATCAGGTCCACCGCCGGCAGCTGCTGTTCGCTGTCGGGGCCGTCGGGTTGCCAGATCTCGGCGTGCCGGTACGCGGCAAGCTGCAGCACCGTCTCGGCGTACACGTTCTTCCCGGCCTTCAAGTCGACCAGGGCGAGCGCGTTGTCCCGGACCCCAATGGTGGCCCACAGGTCCGCGCGGCCCCCATACCGGAACCTGGTGTGGCAGAGCGGGGTCTCGGTCGCGACCGGCTCCAACTTCCACTCATCGGCGAACCGCGCATACGCCTGCGCCGGCCCCAGATACTCCGGGTCCTCGACCGGCTCACCGGCAATCAGCGCCTCCCCATACCGGTGGATGCTGGTGCCCCGCCCAGCCGCCTCCGTCTTCACATCCCGGTGAGCGAACTGGATCGCCTTGACCCGCTTCGTAATCGGCAGCCCGGTCAGCTCATCCCAGTGTTCGATCGCGTAGTCGGCCGCACAGTCTGCTGCCCACTGGGTCAACCCTCCCTTGGGCATCGCCTTGCTCAAGATCGTGGTCACCCCGCCGACCTTCACACCGTCCAGGAAGTACTCGTGACGCTTGTTGTACGTCAACCGCGGCGTCACGACTGTGCGCCTTCGCAGCCGCGGCGAAACGTCGCGAGCTCCGGATCCCACTGATACCAACACGCCAGCTGGTTGGCGGGCATCTCGTCGACGTCCTGACTGAACCCGGTCGGCCGCTTGCAGTGTGTGCATTGGCCGCCGTCGATCAGCCGCTCGCACAGCCGCAACGTCGCCCGCAACGGGTCAAGAGCGGCGGCCACCTCGTATCGGCCCTGGTATTCGGCCACCGCCGCCCAGATCACCGGCTGCTCGTCGTCGCTGTACCGCAGCTGCCAGCCGGTCGCGCCGGTCCGGCCGATCAACTTCACCGCGGCGACCAGCATCCGCTCGTCGAGCTCGGGCCGGGCGGTCACGATGCACCTTCGAACGGCCCGGCGGGATCGGAGCTCGGCCTGGCCGGGACCGTATCTACATCGGGGTCACCAGCATGAGCACCGATCGCACCGAGCAGCAGCTCCAGGACCTTGCCGACCGCGTGCTCCAGGGCGAGGCAGTCAGCCACGGAGAGCTTCGGGGCGTCCTCGCGGACGCAGCGCCGCTGGAGGGACACTTCGTCGAGGAGGTGCTGAAGCTCGTTGCTGACCTGGACCGCACGGTGGAACGACCTGCGCAGCGCGTCGACGAGCTCGGCGGACGACCCGACACTCGTGGCGGTCTCCGAACCCGGCGCCCGGTCCGCGCTCCCCGCGGGCGTCCGCTTCGCCTGATCCAGGGCGGCCAGCACGCTGTAGCGGCGCGCCTCGTCGATGCTCATGATCCCGCCCGGAGCCGGCCGACGCTGGTAGCCGGCCAGCCTGGCGTACCGGTCGGGCAGCAGCGCGGCGATCGTCTCGTTGTCCAACGGCAGGTAACGGCTCATCGCCTGATCGACCAGCCGCCCCAGCTCCAACAGCTCCGCCTCGAAGGCCATCACGACGCGCCCCCGAACGGCCCGGCAGGACCCATCGGCCCCGCCGGGACCGTACCTTCGGAGATACCACTCACCCGAAGCGAAAGGGCCCGGTCCATGAGCGACCTCGGCTGGCTGGCACCGACCGTGCTGTCCGCGGGGACCCTCACCGTGTCGATGGCCCTGTATCGGTTGCAGCGAAGGGAACACCGGGACGTGAAGTGGACCGCCACCGTCGAGGAGACAGGCAAGGGCCAACGCGACCTGCTGCTGACCAACCGCGGCGTTGGGAAAGCACGGCATACAACCGTCGAGGTTGACCCTGTCCCGTTGCGGCTCACCGACTCCGTTGATGCCGGCGACGTCGACCTGGGCGCTGTCGTCAAGGTCGGCTGGGTGGTGGCCTGGGGCGCACCGGAACCGGACCGGGTCACCGTGCGATGGCGTGGCCGGCTCGGCCGCCGACACACCTGGACCAGCCAGCTGTAGCCCATCAATGCCCCCTCACGCCCGGGCTGAACCGCTCGGCCGCGAGATCGGCGGCCAGCCGGGCGTTGTCGGTCCGGTCTTCCAGCACGGTGCGGCGTGGCGAGTCCAGATCGGCGACGATCTGGTTCAGCAGGATGGTGATCGCCCGGACCAGGTCGAGTCCGGCGAGCATGGTCTGCCGGGCGCTAGCGAGATCCGGGGGTGGGTCAGTGGCCACCATCTGACTCACCTCGTAGGTCAGACCGTCCAACCGGTGGGCCGGATTCGAAGCCGTCATGGCTAGGACGTCCTGTTGGGTCGCCGGGCGAGCTTCTGGGCTGCGCGTTTCGCCCGGGACCGTCGCGCCAGGTCAATCATGTGGGCCCGCATCAGCCTCCGGGCCCGCTTCTCCCGCTCGTCGGGGGCCAGTTGGTTGTCGGGGTCGACCTCCCGTTCGAACCGGGCCAGGAACCCGGCGCGCAACTTGGCGGTCGCCTCGACTGGGTCGTCGGTAAACGCCCACCGGCGCAACGCGGCCGCCCGGCCGGTGTCGGAGTCGTACCGCTCACTCATGACGCCACCCCGGTGGGGGGGCGGTCGCTGTCGTAGTCGAACAGCTCCCCATGCCGGACATGCAGGGCACGCTCGATGCTGGCGGCGATGTCGCCGCGGGTACGTTCGATGGCGCCGCGGCGGACGTTCGACACGTTCTGTTTGGCAGTGCCGGCGAGGGCGGCGAGCTCGGAAGCATTGACGTCGCGGCGGCGCATCGCATCTTCGAGTACTCGGCGAGATCGGAGTCTGGCGTAGGACTTCGGAGGGGGACTGTATGCCATATGTCGACCTGGATGCGAGGTGGGAGGTTTTCCCGTTTTCGACCTCCCGGATAGGTGAATCTAGGCCCAACGCAAGGTGTCCTGTCAATGCGGCTTATGCGTACCGTTTGACAATGAGACAGAGATTTCACCGATACGTCCGAGGCACGTAGGCTCCCCGCCAGGGAAAGGGTTGGGGGTGGCCGACTCGAAGGGGCGCATGATTTGACACCGGGTCTCCGGCGTGTCCCTGTGACGCCTCGTCTGCGTGTCGCGCTCATTGAGGCCAGTCGGCGTCGGCCGCCGATCAGCGGCGCCGAGATCGAACGCCGCACCGATCGCCTGGTGTCACGGTCGACGGTGTCCTCGATCGTCCGCGGCAAACAGGACCACCTGTCGTACGACCGGCTGGTTGCCATCGCCCGGGTGTTGGGTGTCGACCCGTCGACCCTGGCCGATGTGTCGCTACCCCAGGAGTGGAAGCTGCCGGCGGAGTTTGAGTCGGTGCCGATCGAGGACCGGGCTGAGGCTCAGCATGTGCTGGCGTGGATGCTGGCGATCCGGCGCCGGCGCAGCGACTAGATCCGGTCGCCCACGTTGAGGCGACGGGCGGCGGCGATCGCCCGGCGTTCCTTCGCAGCCGCGCCGTACCTCTGAAGCATGTCCCTGCTGGCCCAGCCGAAGATCGTCATCGCGTCCCCCTCGGATCCGCCGGCCTCGAGGAAAGCCGACACCGCGGTGTGACGGAACCGGTGCGCAAACATCCCCTCGACCCCAGCTGCCTTGGCCCGCCGGTCCAGCATCAGCCGCAACCCGTCGTAGCCGAGCGCGCCGCGGTGCGGGGACGCGGCTAGCCACAGCTGGTCGCGGTTCCGGTCGGGGTGGCGGCGCCGCATCCGTAGGTAGTCGTCGATCGCTTCGGCGGTCTTGGTGCCATAGGCGACGGTCCGGGTCTTGGACCGCTTGCCGAGCACGGTGGCGGTCTGCTCGCGCAGGTCCAGGTCGAACACGGTGAGGTTGGCGATCTCGGCCCGTCGCAGTCCCGCGTCGAGCAGCAGCCGGACGATCGCGGTGTCCCGGCGGGAAGTGAAGTCGCGTCCCTTGCACGCCGCGATCAGCGCCTTCAGTGCCTCGTCGGTGAACAGGGGCACCGGGGTCTCGGGGACGCTCGGCGCATGCAGCTTCGCCATCGGTGAGGCGACGTCGTCCTTGTCGGCGAGCCAGTTGAAGAACACCCGCAGGTGTCGGTAATCGATGGCCACCGACCCGGGTTTGGCTTGCCGGCCGGTGCGGGTGGTGCGGCTGAGCTCATGGCTGAAGAATTCCTCGAGCTGGTCGCCGGTGATCTCGTCGGGTGCCCCGATCCCGGCCGCCACGGCCCACCCAGCCAGCCGCCGGTAGCTCTGCAGGTACCGCCTGAGGGTGAGTGGGGCGACGTTGCGCGCCCGCAACGACCGTTCCCACTGGCCAGCGAACGCGTCCCAATCGGTGTCGTCGGGGACGACCGCCAGCGGCCTGATGGGTGTGGGTCCGGTCGCCTCAAAAGGCTTGACGATTTGACTCATGACAGGGAAGCCTAGCGCATCAGTCCACCGAACTACAAGCGGTCTTCTCAGACGAGTCAACCACGCTTCGCCCAATGTTTCCGCAGGTCAGAGCCGGTTTTGTAGGGCGGGCGGGACTCGAACCCGCGGCTAAAGGATTATGAGTCCGCCACGCCATAGCGGTGTACCCAGATGGCCTCTGACCTGCGGTTATTCAAATCGGAAGACGAGCCGAATCGGCCGGATCCTTAGCTCATGGGTTTGGTCCGTTTGACTACCGATCATGACCGGGGCGACGCTAAGTGGATGGATCGCCGCAAACAGGGCATGGCGGTCGCCGCCGCGGTGCTGTTCGTGGCAGGGTGCTCATCCTCAGACTCATCGAGTGGGAGCTCGCCGACGAGTGAAAGCCCGACGAGTAAGAGCCCGTCGACGAGTGAGAGCCCGTCGACGTCGACGAACTGCGTCCAGCTCTCGCCGAAGGTCCTGAACCAGATCTCGGAAGGACTGATCTACTCCCAGACGAAGATCGTGGACGGGGCCGCGGTGCCCCTTCCGGACGACGAGCAGCAGTTCGGGATCGAGTACGTTGCCGCCCTCGAGGTGGATAACGGATCGTCTACTGAGACGGTGTTCCTTGGGCTGGGCGCGCCGCAGGGGAGCATCGGCCCGATAATCGTGGGCGACAATGTGGCGCGGGTGTTCTTCGACTGGGGTACGGCAGCCCAGGAGGGGTCGCCGATGCGGGACTATCAGGACACCTTGTTCTTGACGGATGCTGCTGACGAGGCGAAGGAGTGTCTCGGGTAGCCAGTATCTAGCTCGAACGGGCTATGCCATGGGATCAGTCGGTTCCGCTAGCGTGCGGGGTCGACTGCCGCCGAGCCTTTGAGGGGAAACCATGCGCCGTCATGCCTTCGCCGCATCCATAGCTGTCGCTGCCGTGCTGTCGTGCCTGGGTGGGATCGCGCACGCCTCGACACCGCACCGGGTGGCCCCAAATGGGGGGTCACCGCTGGTGTTCAGCGTGATCCAGTACAACTCACCGGGCAATGACCTGCCGGTCAACAACCAGAAGCTGAACGCGGAATGGGTGACGATCTACAACCCGACCGCCCAGTCACGACCGCTCACGGGGTTCCATGTGCACGACGCCGGGTCGAACCATCACTACACGTTTGGGAAGCTCACGATCGGCCCTCACAAGAGCGTCAGGTTGCACACGGGAAGCGGTACCGACGGCCCGGTCAACCGGTACTGGCACGAGGGAAACTACGTGTGGAACAACGACAAGGACACGGCGACCCTGGTGAGTGCCGCGGGTGTGGTCGTTGACCAGTGCAGCTGGAACGACCCAGGCGAGCAGCACAACCAACGGCATTGCTGACCCGAAACCGTATCAAGATACGCAGGTCGACGTGCCCCACCGGATTCCATCGCAGTACGCGGCGTCCCATTCATCCGCAGGCGTGGGTTCCGTGCGATCCTGCAGTGGTGCCTGATGAGTTGACGGATGAGCCGGACGCGGTCGAGTTCGTTGGGCCGATTGAGTATCACGCGGTGGTGGTGCACGGTCGGCGGGTTCCGTATCTGACTGCGACGCCGAAGCCTGGGGGCATGGTCGGTCAGACCCTCGACGGCCGGTTCGGCGTCGATCTCTCACTGCACGAGGCTCAGACCTTGGTGCCATTCATCGCGAACTGCATCGCTGTTGCGATGGGCCACTCCGGCTTCCCCGAGCGAGGCTGGGACGCCTTCCCCGCGGTCCCGATGCCCCGGATGACCCGGCTAGAAGGGGTCTAGGTGGGAGGCCCCCGTGACTGAGCCAGTGGCGCGCATCTGGACAGATGAAGACCTTTACCCCGACTTGGACAAAGGGATCTGCCGAGCGGTGAGGGTGCTGCGCGAGGCGGGGGTCGAGACCTTTGAGTCCTGTCAGGGTGGCGAGGGGCATGCCTACCCCGAACCCACCGTGCGGTTTCACGGTGATGCGGGTGCGGGGTGGCATGCCCTGTCGGTGCTGATCTCGCTCGACTTCCCCATCGGCGATCTCAGGCGCACCTGGCCTTACACGTACGGCGCTCCTACTGGGCCGTACTGGGAAGTGACGTTCACCAGAAGGCTTGACTAGACCTTCGGGCATTCCTTGCAAAGCGGTTTGTTGCCAGTTCCTGACTCCTTGTGCCAGGGCTTGATCCGCTTGCCATCAGGGCAGTTGTCCTTGTTGTGGTGGACGTTGCGGTGTTGAGGTGGATACTCGGGTGAGTTGGTATGGTACGGGGCCACGATGGCCATGATTGAATCTCCTTGATCTGGGCGAGCATGGACCGCTCGCCCAGGTCAAGGTTCGCAGACCCAGGCCGGTTAACCGGCTCCCGACACGCGAGCCAATTAACCGACTTTCACCGGTCCGAGCATGGCGTGTCGCTGCGGTTATCCGCCTTCAGGTTCCTCCATGCTGGGCGCATGACCGAACAGATCAAGCCCAAGCGAAGCCGACGCGCTAGCGATGTTCGTAGGCGCCAGCATTTGGTGGGGGTGCGTCTGTTACCGGAGGAGCATCAGCGGCTGCGTCAGATCGCGGAGCGTGATGGGGTGTCGCCGGGTGAGGTGTTGCGGCGAGCGCTGCTCGCAGCGAAGTAGCGCTCAGCCGGCGAGGTCGCTGGCGATGAGCTCGTCTGGGCTGGGCAGGGCCTGACGCGGTCGAGACGGCGGGAGGGGTAGCTCGACGACCTGGCCCAGTTCGGGGATCTGGTCCTTGAGCTGGGGCTTGAGCAGGTCGGCCACGGTGCGGAGTCGGATCTCGAGTCCGTCGTGCCATTTGGCCCGGGCGACCTCTTCGTGCGCGCCGCGGGTGAAGCTGAAGCCGACGATGTAGCCGACGGTGTGGTGTCCGCGGCGCATGGCGGTTTCGAAGTTGTCGATCACGTTGCGGCCGACCCGGTCGGAGCGTTTGACCTGGATGGGATTGTGCTCGAAGAAGCTGTACCCGTCGATTCCCATGTCACCGGACTTGCGGGGGCTGTGGGTGCCGACGAACTTGGCGATGACCCAGTTCTGAAACTCGAAGGGTTTGAGTGCTCGCAGATCCTGCTGGGTCTCGGGCATGTTGAGTACCTGGAACGGTCGCACGTTCCCGATTCGGTTGAGCCGGTCTCGCATCAGGTTGACGGCGGTGGGGCTGATGTCGATGCCGATCCAGTTCCTGTTGAGTTTCTCCGCGACGCTGACCGTGGTACCGCATCCGCAGAAGGGGTCGAGGACCGTGTCGCCCCCGTTGCTGCTTGCCCTGATGATTCGCGCTAGCAGCGCCTCAGGCTTCTGCGTGGGGTAGCCGAGGCGTTCGCGGTCGCGGGTTGATAGCCAGCGCACGTCGGCGTCGACGCCCTCCTCGGTCCCGAAGACGGTGCCCTCGGTGTACGGCTGGTATGTCCAGAGGTCCGGGGCGGGAGTTCCGTCGTGAGGGCGGATGTAGTGCTGATACATGGGCCATGCTGCGTTGGGATCGAGCGTGATGTAACCGAGCTCCAGCAGGCGATCCAGCTTCTGGTGCTGGTTCAGGCCGCTGAGATCTTCATCGACCTCCTCGACGAGTGCCCCCGGGATGGCCCAGTGGCGCTCCTTGCTCGACGGGTCAATGCCCCGCCAGGGTTGACCGGAGAGCCCGCCTCGCCGGCCGCTGCCCGTCAGCACGTTCCCGTAGTAGTTGGTTCGCCAGCCTTGGCTGTCCTGAACGAAAAACTCTTCAACGTGGCCGCGCATGTAGGGGCGTTTCGGTCGGTTCCACGTGTAGTCGTTGGTTTTCGTGTAGAAGAGGATCGTGTCGTGGATCGGCGCATATCGCCGGCTCTTGCCGTGCGCCCCGGTGCGTCGCCACACGATTTCGTTCCGGAAGTAGGACATGCCGAAGATCTCGTCCAGCATGATCTTCAGATAGTGGCTTGCATGCGGATCGCAGTGCAGGTAGATCGAGCCGGTCGGCCGCAGCACCCGGTGCAGCTGTAACACGCGGTGCCGCATCCAGGCGATGTAGTGGCGCATCCCTCCCTCCCAGCGGTCCTCGAATGACCGGACCTCCGCTTCGTCCCCCCAGATGACCTCGTAGACCCGATTCGAGAAAAACGGCGGGTCGAGATAGATCAGGTCGACGCTGTCGTCGGGGATCTCGTTCAAGGCGTCGGCGTTGTCGCGGCAATAGAGCACTCGATCGGGAGTCTCCACGTGTTCTCCCTGGGTTGAGGAAAGCGCCTCATTGTCCCAGTGGTGCACTTCCGCCACAAGAGCCCCGTCGAAACCACAGATATGTGATTTGAAGGGGTGGCCCGTTCGGGCTAGTCCCCGTTGGTCGTTCGGCCGGTGCTGACCGTTTCCCAGTGGGTAGCCCCCCGGGCCGGCGCGGGTTTACAGCGGTAGCGAGAGAGTGGCGATGCTGTCGCAGCGGACGGTGTTGTTGGTCTCGTTGATCCAGTAGTAGCCGACGACGACGTGGTCGCCTTGTTCGGTGCCGGCGATTCTGCCGCCCCAGAAGTTGGGACCGAACTCGGGGAGTCGTTGGGCGCCTTGGTAGGGGTCGGTGCTGCGGCTGAGGATCCAGGTCTCCACGACGAGGCGCACGAACGCGTCGGGCACGGGGTCTTGGGCGAGCCAGGTGTCGTAGCGGTCCTTGAACCCGACCAGTGCCCAGGGAGGCCCGGCCGGGTCAGCCATGTGTGGCGAAGTGGCGCCGCAGGTCGTCGATGGAGTCCGTGTCGAGGTGGTCGGTGAGTCGCTGCTCGGCACCGTCGAGCAGCTCGCGAAGGAGTTCGGAGTCGACCGGTGTCAGCTCGTCGTCCTGGTCGAGCGCGGCCTCGCGGAAGTACCGCTCGATCGAGGCGGTTGGGATCCTTTCGCTCTCCCCTGCCAGGCGACGGTCGTCGGCTTCGAGCCAGGGGGTCTCGCTGTGGGTGAGCCGTTCCAGCTGGAGCCCGTTGAGCTGTCCGTAGCGGCTTGCCACGTACCCGATCGTGTTCAGGACCGCCTCGTCGGATTCGGGTGCGGCGTCTGCCGGGCCGCTCTTCTTCTCGAGGTACCAGAGTTGGCCGACGACGGGGCCCATATCCCAGGCGGAGATCGTCTCGTGGAACAGGGGTTCGCCGAAGGTGGCCAGGTGGTGGCCCTGGCAGTAGTAGAGCAGCTTGTGGAGCTTCTTGACGGGCAGGCCGGGTAGCCGTCGTCGCAGTTCCGCGGCGACGGTGTGAGCCGAGGTCTGGGCCATGGCGAACACCTTAGTGAGTCAACGGTCGGTGTGCTGGCAGGCTCGCCAGCACCGAACATATGTTCGCATTGGCCGCCGACAAGTCGCGCCGTGCCCTCGTTCAGTCGTCGCTGTCTGATCTTTGTGCTGCTCGCCTGCGCTCTTCATGCTCGCCTTCGAGATGTCCGGTGGCGCGGCCGCCGATGAACCCGATGACGGCGCCGACGATGCTGTAGACGACGGCGCCGACCCGGTTGAGTAGCAGCGAGGTGTCGTTGTCGGGGTGTATCAGCTCGGAGATGGCGACGAACAGCAGCGAGCAGGCGATGTAGAAGCCGACCATGCCGGTCAGGAACACCACGATCAGGTCGACCGTCGAGCGGTCGCGAACTCTCATGTCTCGTCGTCGTCTCGTCGGCGTCGGCGGCGCCGCGAGTAGGGCTGGTAGTCCTCGTCCTCCATGTACCTGCGCAGGGCGCGGGCGACGAACGCGCCGAGCACGAGGCCCATGCCGAGCGAGAACCCGGCGAGGCTGAACGCGATGACGCCGACTGCGGGGCTGTCGAAGACGCCATCGGCGAGCATGTCACTCCTCGATGACGTTGTAGTTGTCGCCGAACAGCCGGTTGGCCTGCTGGTTGGACATGCTGGTGCCGTCGGTGGGGCCGGGGGCCGGCTGTGCGTCGCCGGACCCGTTGATTTTGCGTTGCCAGTACCGGACCGCTTCGAGCATGTCCTGGTTGTAGTTGTTCCACTGCTTGACCGGCCGGTGGCTGCCAGGCATCTTGTCGTGGTTGCGCAGCCGGTAGCACAGCCGGGCCACCGAGTCGGAGTCCTTCTGACCTTTGTGCAGCTTGGACACGTACACGTCGCCGGTGGCTCGCCAGTTCCCGCCGCCGCGCAGGTAGGGGATGTCGACGCCGTTGAGGTCCTCGGTCCACCCGAGGTAGGTCTGTCCCCAGTGCACCCGGGGCCAGGTGCCGTCGTCGTTGTCGACGCTGCCGGACTGTGGCTTGTCGGTGGTTCGCATGTCGGTCTTGCGTACCAGCGCGATGTGACCGTAACCGGTGCTGCTGGTTGAAGGCGATCTCCAGAAGACCGGCGCGCCGTTCGGCGGCTGCTTGTCGCCTGGGTGCTTGTGCTTCGCGTTCTGCCAAGCCTCGTAGGCCGACTGGTACTTGGAGCCGATGCCTAGCCAGGTACGGGTGTATTTGAGGCAGTAGCCGGGTTCGCAGGTCTTGGTCGCGTTCGCGTTCTCGATGGCCTCTTGGGCGGTCTTGACGACCATCAGTCGGCCTCGACGTCGTCGTCGTTGTTGTCGCCGTCGTCCTGCGGGCCTTCGGGCTCGGGCTCGGTGCCGGGCTCCAGCTCGTCGTCGTCGGGGACGTCGACGTGCTCCCTGTCGTCGGGTTGGGTGCTCATGGTGGTCTCCTCTCGGTGGTGTCGTCGGTACCAGCGCTTCAGCGCATCGCTGGGTCTCATGGGGTCGCGGCGAGCACGGCCTGCACGCCGGCGAGGATCATGCCGTCGGTGATCACGTCGTCGCGCTGGCCGGTGTCGGGGTTGTCCTTGCTTGTCTTCGCCGTCTCGGCGGATGCCCACGCGTCGGCCCAGCCGGGCTGTGCGGCGAGTTCCCAGGTGTGGCTCTGCGCCCAGAGCAACGGCTCGGGCTGGCCCTCCTGCGCTGCTGCGGCTGCTATGCGTGCGGTCAGGCTCGGCGAGCCTGCCAGCTCGATGATCGTGTTGTACGACACGGCTGCTCCTCAGGTCTTGATCAGGAAGTTGACGCCGAGATTGGGGAAGTCAGCGGCAGCGCTGAGTCCGGTCGCACCGCCGTGGTCGTGGTTCTGGAAGTCGACGTGCCGTGGCGAGTTGACGCCGCCCGTGTTCGGCGTCGCGTTCATGTTCGCGAATGTCCCAGCCGCGCTGATCGAGTGGGTGTGCCGCTGGTTGCGGGTGCCGTCGTCGGGCTTGCCGTCGCTGCCGCCCAGGGTGGCTGAGGCCCCGACGCCACGTGGGTAGCGGGATCGCATGTCGGGCAGGTAGAAGTTGTTCGCGTCCGGGGTGCCGTAGATCGCGCCGCTGCCGAGCGCGGCGAACAGGTCGGGGTAGAGCACCCGCGACTTCGACGAGCCGTCGCAGATCAGCCAGCCGGGCGGGGCTGCCGAGCCGCCGAACATGATGATGCTGCCGGGCGGGATCAGCCCGTCGAAGCGGCCTGCGCCTGCGCCGTCGGCCTGGAACTTGGGGGTGCCGTCCTGGCGCATCGTCGCCGAGCGCATCTGCGCCGGTGTGCTGTTCGGGAACGTGTTGCTGGTCGGGGTGACACCTGACGTCGTCAGGCTGGCGTATGTCTGCGCGAGCAGGCCGACCGCGGGCTGCGGTGTGCAGGGCGCGTAGGCACCGCCGGCTGCGCTGATGTGGAAGCGGACGCTGTCGACGCCGGTCGGCAGCGCTGCGATGCTGATGCTGTACCCGGCCCGCTTCGCGATGCTGATCTGCCGGCTGGCGCCGGGTGTCGTCTCGTAGCCGTTGACGCTGTCGCGGTATGTCGCGGCGGCGGCGAGGTTGTAGCTGTCGCCGCTGATCTCGGCCCGGATGCTGTTGTAGTAGGTCAGCGTCGCCGTGTCGGTGCGTCGTCCGACGAAGCGGGTGCCGTCCCAGGTGAAGCCGCCGAGCGACTGTCCGCCCTGCAGCCAGTAGCGGGTGGTGTCGAGCACGCCGCCGGTGTCGCTGACCCAGGTGTGCACGCTGCCGCCGGCGCTGCCGAACGCGACGACGTAGCGGCTGACGCTGGCGAAGTCGAACTGGCCGTAGGCGACGCCTGCGACGTCCCACTTGCCGGGGTTCGTCGTCGAGACGACTGCCGAGCCGCTCGCTGCGCCGGTGTCGGGGACGAAGCCGCTGATGCGCAGCGTGCCGTTGCTGTCGCAGCGTGCGATCAGCAGCGTGTCGACTCCGCCGATCTTCGCGTAGCCGATCGCCGGGCGGGTGTCGATCGCGGGCGTCGGGCTGTAGTTCCAGCGCAGCAGCTCGGCACCGGTGTCGTCGTACTTGCGTACCTGCCACTGGCCGTTGCCGTGCCGGTAGCCGAGCAGGTACCACGCGCTGCCGATGCGGGTGAGTCCGCCGCTGGCCCACAGCGCGTCGGGACTGGTGAGTGCGCCCTCGGCGGTGGGCAGGTGCAGCGTGTCGAGGAGCGCGCCGGTCGTCGGGTCGTACGACGTGAGAAAGGTGCCGTAGAAGAGGTTGGCCTGCCACCATCGGCTGTTCTGCCAGACGAGCCCGAAGCGGCTGCCGGCTGCGGTGTACTGGTCGGTGTACAGGCTCAGGCTCGGGTAGTAGGCGCTGAGCTGCGGCTGGCTGACCGGGGCCTGCACAGCGGAGTCGAGCACGACCGCCTGGCCTGTGTTGATGTGCGCACCGGCCTGGAATTCGGCGTTGCCGTGCACGGTCAGCGTGTCGACCTCGGCGACGCCGCGCAGCACCGCCGGGTCGCTGCCGCCGGTCGGCAGGATCACCCGTGGGGTGTTGTCGGGCCCGTAGTTGACCAGGCCGTGCTGGCCGTCGATCTCGACCCGCTGCCCGGTGTCGGCGGTCTTGATGGTGCCCGCGATGAGCAGCTCGGCGTCGACCTGGCCGGACTGGATCGAGTTGGCGCTGATCTTCATCGCGTAGATGGTCTCGGCGGAGAAGTCGGCGTTTTCTGCCTGCCGTGGCCGTCCGGTCGCCTCTTGGCTGGTGGTGCCGTAGCCGTCGACGTCGTGCGGGGCGACCCGCACGTAGTAGTCGGTGTCGTAGGACAGCGGGGTGTCGTCGGGCAGCTTCGCGATGGTTGCGCTCTGCTGCGCGACGACGGTGGTGGACAGCGTCGCGCTGCTCGGGGTGAACCCGCTGGTGGGGCTGATGTGCACGTCGTAGGAGACGACGTCGGCGTTGACCAGCGGGGACCACTGCACGAACAGCGACCCGATGCCGAGCGGCGACACGAGCACGCTGGGGGTGCCGGTCGGCGGCAGCCCGTCGCTGGGTGCGGGCGGCGGGATCGTGTCCGGGTCCAGGTACGAGCCGTCGACGAGTGGTTCGATGCCGAGCACGTCGTCGACGACCCACTCGTCGCCGTCCAGGTACAGCGACACGACCTCGGCGCTGGCGTCGTCTCGGGTGCCTTCGGCGAGCCTGTCGTACAGGGCGTGCGGCACCCGTGCGACGACCGCCTCGCCGTCGTCGTCGAGCCGCACGGTGGCCTGCCGCTCGCGGCTGTCGGGGTACACGTAGACCGGCTCGCCGACGCTGTAGGCGTTGGCCAGGCCGCTGGTCAGGGTGATGGTGTTCGCGTCGTCGTCGAGTCCGGTGTAGGCGAGGATCTCGGCGCCGATCAGCAGCTGGCCGCCGCTCTCGTTGAAGTCGACAACGTCACCGAGGGTCAGGGTGCCGGCACCGGCGGTGACGGCGGTGGCCAGCTCGTCGCCGAGCACGACCTCGGCGATGCTCTCGACGGTGCCCTGCTCGTACTGGGTGCTGCGCAGCACCATCAGCGGATCGCCTGTCTGCGCACCGACACCCGGCGGTTGCTGCCGACAGTCATCACCCCGTCGTGGGTGAGCGGGATGCTGGCCTGTCGCAGCGTGAACGTCACACTGGTCAGCTCGGTGGACAGGCGTACCACGTCGAGCGGGTCCAGATGCGGGATCGGCAGCGCGTCGAAGGTGACCGTGACCCCCTCGAGGAGCTTCTGCCGCAGCCGGTTGTTCGCGATCTGCCTCGCAGACTTGACGGTGCGCACGTGGTCGTTGTCGATCTCCTCGACCAGGAACCGTGGGGTCTGGTTGCGGCCCTGCCGGGCCGGTGACAGCGAATGGCTCGGCTGCGCGACGGCGGGCCAGGTGACCGCCTTCTTGGCGCCTTTCGGCTTGCCGCCCTTGACCCAGACGACGTTGCGCACGTTGGTGATGTCGAAGGTGACCGACGCGTTGCCGAGCACCGCGCCGCCCCGGTCGCGGAACGTGTACACGCTGCCGTGCGGGTAAGCCCGGAGCCGGCATACCCCTTCGCCGTCGTAGTACAGCTGCCGGTCGATGCTGCGGGCCAGCCGCGACGCGATCGCCCACGGCTGGGTCATCCGGCCGAGGGACACGTTGCGGGGCAGCCGTCTGGCCAGGTCCGGGAACGCGAACCGGGTCTCGCCGGCGCGTTCGCGCAGGATGGTGCGGATCGCCTGCACGGTGTCGTATCCCTTGCGCAGCGTGAGCGGCCGCCAGCAGTTGCCCTTGGCGAGGAACTCCTTGCCCAGACACGACAGCGTGATGTCCTCGCCGTCGCGGGTCATGCTGGTGATCGGCCCGGTGAAGATCGGCACGCTGACCCAGCGCTGCAGGCCGAGCACGTAGATCTCGTGGTGCAGGTTGATCATCCGGTCCACGTACAGCGCGCCGTCGCTGGGCGCGTCGCTGTCGAGGTTCATCGTGTTGTTCGGGTCGCTCAGCGTGAGACTGGCCTGCCGGGTGGTTTCCGCGCCGGTGTCGATGTTCACCTGGCCGTCGAGCAGCCGGTTGGTGACCTCGCTGAGCTCGTCGCCGTCGAGGGTCAGCACCCGCACCCGGACCCGCATCTCGTACGGCTTGAGCAGCGCCGCCTCGAACGTGCGCCGTTCGGCCCCGGACAGGTCGAGCGGGATCACTTCTGTTCCCAGAAGTCGAATTGGACGCGACGGGTGATCGGCTGATACTTGGTCGGCCAGGTCGACACGTTGCCGAGGATGGCCTTGATGGACATGTCTCCCATCGCGAGTGCGACCGACCGGGCGGGCTGGTCGCGCATCTTCAACAGGTCGCTCTCGTAGTCGACCCAGCTGCGCCCGTACTGGTCGACGAGCACGCCGCCGATGGTGCCCTCGTAGCCGCGCTGGGACTGGATGCGGCGCTGGATCTGGGTCGCGTTCAGTGGCGCGACGACGGTGGCCTCCTCGCCGAGCGCGAACTGGCCGTCGTCGTCACCGGCCAGCCACACGTACAGCTTGCGTTGTGAGTCGATCAGCCAGATGCCGTACTGGGTGGGTGTCGCGGACACGCTGGAGCTGCTTGCCTGCTTGTTGTTGACGACCGGCTGCACCTTCCAGATGTGCGGTCGCCAGGGCTGCGCGAGGTCGTCGAGGTACTGGTACGAGGTGCCGCCGACCAGCGCGTCGCCCGGCAGCACCGCGTCGTCGATCACCTTGTTGTCCCTGACGATCACGTACTTGTCGGGGGCGGTGGCCCGCGTCCACGTGAGCGCGACGGTCGGCCGGTAGACCAGCACGCTGCCGGCCGTCAAGCCGGTCACGGCCGTCACGGACGCGTCGTCGGAAATGCTGAACACGCGGGTGGTCAGCACGTACGGTGGGTCGCCGGGTGTCGACTCGCGGTCGACGGTGTCCCAGATCCGCAGCTGCTCCAGGTACGGGCCTGCGATGGACAACGACCCGTTCGGCGGTGTCCAGCTCGTCTCGGTGCCCAGCCGCTTGCCGGAGTCGGCGTACACCGTTGCAGGGTTGAGCGCGTCGAGGATGCGCACCTGCCAGGCCCTCTGGGTGGCACCGGCGAACGTCCAGATGAACGGCGGCGTCGGCTCCCCGACCACCGGCATCGACTTGGTGCTCGTCGACTGGTTCGGCGTCCCGGTCCAGGCGTACTCGTAGCCGTCGTGCGGCGGTGTGTTGCCGTCGAACGACTCGTCGCTGATGACGGTCGGGCCGCTGACCACCTTGCAGGCGTCGTACCAGGCTTGCTCGCCGCCCACGGTGTTGATCGCCGCCGAGGGCGTGTAGGCGGCCATCATCACCGACACCCACGCCGACAAGGCGGGCACCACGATGTTCTCGATCTTGACGAGCATCCACGTGTTCGGCGTCGGGTACGTCGTCTGCGGGCCGCTGCTGGTGCTGATGAGGGTGCCATCCGACTTTCGGAAGCTGAGCTGGATCTGGCCGCGTCCGGCGGTGTCCATGCGGATGCGACCTAGCGCGCTGATGACCTCGCCGGGTGTGACGAGGATGCGGGTCGCGGCCGTGGTGTTGTTGGCGGGCGACAGGAAAACACTGCCGATCGTGGTGGCGGGTGTGGTGGTCGTGCGGGTGGTCTTGGCGGAGCGGGTGCCGGTGTAGTAGACCGCGGTGTCGTAGGAGTAGGGGTACAGCGACGAGTTGTTGGTGTTGTCGTTGCCGGTGACACCTGACTCGACGCTCGGGTCGAGCATCCGGTTGGTCTCGACGGGGCCGGTGGTGGCGGCCGGGTTGGTGATCGTCGCGGTGCCCTTGTTGTCGCGGCGGAACGACGTTGGGTCGCTCCATGCGGACCACAGTCCGGCTGCGTTCTGCGCGCGCACCCGCCAGTAGCAGGTGGCCGCGGCCGCCAACCCTGCATAGGCGGTGGTGTTCAGGTCGAGCGTCGGCTCGGTGGCGGGCCAGGTGCCGGTGTCGAACGCTGGGGCGGTGAATGAGTTGGTCGGGTTGATCTGTACCTGCAGGTTCGCCAGTGCGGTGTCGCCGATCTCGTCGGTGTAGTCGAACCGCAGCACGGGTTTCGCGATGCTGACGCTGCGTCCGCCGGACGGGGACAGTGTGCTCGGCTGGTCGGGGTACTCGACCCATGACACGTCGAGGGTCGGCTTGTACTGGGAGAGGCCCTCGCTGGAGTACAGGGTGCGCAGCACGGCCTCGTTGCTCTCGATGCGGAAGCCGTACCAGCGGGCGCCGTCGCTGACGTTCTGCAGCAGGGTGGCGACGTTCCAGCTGACGAGGGTGCCGTCTGCGCCGCCGCCGTCGACGGTGGCCGCGTTCGGGTTGGCGACCACGCCTGGCTTGTTGTTGTCGTTGAGTTTCGACGCCTTCCAGGACGCGGACACCCGTTTGGTGGTGAGGGTCCTGGACGAGCCGCCCCAGTCGCCGCTGTGGTACATGCGCAGGGTGGCGGCGGTGATCACCGAGCCGAGCGGCGCGGCCCGGTTGAAGTACACGTACACGAACTTGTCGGCCTGTTTGACCTGCAGGTTCTTCCGGTCGGCGAAGGTGCGCGACGGGTTCACGCTGTCGCTCATCGTGTCGGTCGCGTTGCGCAGCGTGACGCTAGGCATGCATCGTCCTCAGGTCGCGACGGTGCGCCCGCTCGCCGGCGACCTCGCCGCGGGCGACGAGCTGGAAGTAGCCGGTGCCCTCGGCCCAGTTGGTGATCGTCAACCTGCCCACGGTTCCGGCGCCGCCGGCGGTGCGCTCGAGCAGCCCACGCAGCATCGAGTCCGGCAGCACCGTCTCCGGCTCGCGGCCCTCGCCGATCATCGCCAGGGTCGCGTTGCGGGCGCGTCCGCCCTGCTGCAGGTGCGGGATGCTGGCGTGCCAGGAGAAGGAGCCGGGGCCCGGCCAGTCGATGTTGATGCTCAGCGCGCTGTTGATCGCGTCGATGGCCGCGTTGATCATGCCCTTGACGGCGTCCCAGACCGCGCCGGCGATGTTCGACACGAACCCCGGCGACTGTTTGAGGCCGTTGACGAACGACTCGATCAGCGACTTGCCCGCGTTGTACAGCGACTTCCCGATCGACAGCAGATGCCCCGGCAGGGCCCTGACCTGGTTGACGATCCAGTCCAGCGCGTTGCCCAGCGCCGCCTTGGCTCCGTTCCAGGCCCGGACCATCAGGTCGCGCAGCAGCGCGCCTAGACCGGACAGCGCACTGCGCAGCAGACCCGGCAGCGCCTTGACCAGCCGCACGAGTGCGGCGATCCCGACCTTGACGGCGTCGCGGATGCCTTCCCAGGCACGGACGAACACGCCTCGGATGATCTTCCACCCGACGCTGAACACCAGCCGCCAGACTGCGAGCTGCAGTTTGAACATGCCCTTGATCACGTCGAACGCGCCGAACACGATGTCTTTGATCGCGTCCCACGCGGCGGACCAGTCGCCGCGCAGCAGCGCCAGCACCAGGTTGATGATGCCCTTGATGACGCGCAGCCCGCCGCCGATGATGAGTCGCAGCGCGTCGAACACGGTGATCACGTAGCGCAGGATGTCGTCGCCGAACGTGTGCCAGAGTTCCTCGAGGATGCCGAACACGCCGGAGAAGATGTCGACCAGGTCGGCGCCCCACTGCTTGAGGTTGGACACCGTGTCGTCGAGACGCTTCGACCCTTTGCCCTGGGCGTCCCACATCTCGGTGAACTGGTCGGTCAGCCCGTCGATCGCGGGTCCGATCTCGGTGCTGATCGTGGTGGCGCCCTGCGACAGCATCGGGATGAACTGGTTGAACGCACGGACGACCTTGAGCACGATCGGCAGCAGGCCTTGGCCGATCGAGGTCTTCATGTTCTCCCACTGCGAGGCCAGGATGCGCTGCTGGTTCGCCAACCCGCCGCTGGTGCGGGCGAAGTCGCCCTGAGCGTCCTTGGTCTTCTTGAAGATCAGCGCCTGCGCGGCGAGCACCTTCTGCTGCGGGGTGAGCGCGGTCTTGGTGTTCTTGACGATGCCGAGCCGCAGCGCCTCCTGACGCATCGTCGCGTCGTCGAGCAGCACCCCGTAGCGGCGGATCGGCTCGTTCTCGCCGCGCAGCGCGGCGCCGAGCGCGTCGATCGCCTCCTGGGGGGTGGTGTTCTGAAAGGACGCCAGGTCGCTTGCCAGCGTGGTGAACCTGGTGGAGAAGCCGACCAGCTTGTCGCCGGTCAGACCGGCGGACTTGCCGAACACGCCGAACGTGGACGCCGCGTCGAGGGCTTCCTGCTTGCTCTGCCCGAGGTTGGTGGCCGCGGCGTCGGCGAACTTCTGCAGCCGCGGGACGGCCTGCTCGCCGAACACCTGACCGGCCTTGCTGAGCGTCTCGTTCAGGTCCGAGGCGGCGCCGATGCTGTCCACCAGGGTTTTGGTGATCGCGACCCCGGCGGCGCCGGCGGCGACCACGCCGGCCACCTTGAGCTTGCTGAACATGGCACCGGCGCGGGAACTGATGCCGCTGGTCGCCTTGCCGCTGAACTGCTGCGAGTACGCGGTGCCGCCGGTCATGCCGGCTTGACGGATGTCGCCGGACAGCTCGGACTGCATCCTGGCGCCGAAGCCGCGTGCGCTCGGGATGAGCGTCACATACGCGGTGCCGACTTCGGTCGCCATAGCCTCAGTGCCTTTCGACGTCGGACATGAACTCGCCCAGCTGGTGTGCCGACACCAGCGGGACCACGTTGCTGCGCTCGGGTTCCGGCACCTTCGGCAGCACGCTCTGCGGCGGCCTGCGGTGCTTGTGCTTGGTGAGCAGCGCGGTCTCGAACTGCCAGCGCAGCGCCGCGATCTCGTCGACCACCCGGGCCAGCAGCACGTCGCGCAGCGTCCACCCGGCCAGCGTGTCGTCGCCCTCGCTGGCGATCCGGCGGGCCGCGATGCTGTCGACCGGGAGCCTTTCGATCAGCACGTACAGCCGGCGCAGCGACAGGCTGCCGCGCCACAGGTCGGCGATGTCGATTCCGTAGTAGCGCTGCACGTCCGCCTCGAGGTCGTCGCCGAACTCGCGCAGCAGCACGAGCAGCGCTACTGGTTTCCCACGCCGATTGCCTCGCCTACCGCGTCAAAGAAGCCGCGCAACTGGGTCGCGTTGCGTCCGCTGAACAGCCGCGCGGCCTGCTCGTGTCCGAGCAGCAGCCTGATCGCCTTGACGATCTCGCCGTCGTCGAGCGCGGCCAGGAACTCCAGCCCGGTCGAGTCGCTCGGCCTGATGGTGAACTCCTCAGCGTCGAAGACGAAGCTGACCGGCTCGTCGCTGATCTCGGCGCGCTGCCTGCTGGCCTGCTTGCCCTTGTGGTCCCGCGGCTGCTTGCGCGGCGTGGTCGTCTCGGTCACGGGCCGAACGCCGCGTCGGTGGTCAGCCAGCTCGCGAGCACGGTTCCGGTGTCGGGTGCCAGCGCGCCGAAGGTGACCGGGAACTGCACCGCCTGCCGTGCGATGTTCACGTCGCCGGTCTCGGTGATGCTGCACTTGGCCATCGTCAGCCGCGACACCAGCGCGCCGTCCTTCCACTCCAGCACCAGCGCGTACTGCAGGAACGGCGGGTCGACCGGCACGTCGGCCTTGTACTTGCCCGAGCTACCGGCGAAGTCGCTGCTCTGCAGCCAGACCTTCATCACGTCCTCGTTGCTCTGCAGGAACGTGGCCTGCACGGTGAACTCCTGCTCGGTGGTGATGTAGCGGACCGGCACGCTCGACTGCCACGCCATGATGCCCTCACGGGTGATCGACTTGCTGAGCACCACGCCGTCCTGCGTCGTATAGCCGTAGCCCTTGAACGCGGGGTCGATCGCGACGCTGGCGTCGACCGGCAGCGCGGTGCCGACCGGGCCGAGGAACAGTTCGCCGGTCCCGGCGACCCGGACCTCGCCTGATGTAAGCGTCATAGCGGAATCTCCTTTGCCTGGTGACGCATGGTTGGGTCACCGCCCCGGCTCGAGGCGGTCGTATGATGGGCCCCCGGTGGCCTGCTCGCCGGTCCCGCCGGCGGCTCACGCCGGACGGGTGATCATCTCGACGGTGAACAGGCAGACCGTCTTCACGTCGTCTGCCGGGTCGGGCATCTGACGCGGCCCGAGCGTGGTGCTGCCGTAATACAGCACGCCTTCTGCGGCAGGCTCCCCGGCCGCTGCGCGCAGCAGCGTCCACAGCGACAGCGCGAGCTGCATCCGCTCCCGGTCGCTGTCGTGGTACACGATCACGTCGAGCACCGGCCGGTCGTGGTGCGGGGTCATCTCGACGCCGCCGATGCGACGCACCCGCACAAAGTGCTGCCCGGCGCCGCGCACGTCGATGCCGACCCCCTCCGGCAGGAACGGTTGCAGGTAGGCGATCACCGTCTGCTCGGCGTCGACCGGCGGCGACAGCGGCAGCATGTGCTACCTCGCCGCGTCCAGGCTGCTCACCAGCAGCCGGTACTTCGCCTCCACGGCGATCCCGGCCGGGTGGTCGGCGCTGACGATCACCCGGGCACGGCTGCTCTCGGGTGCGCTGCGCGCGGCGACCGGGAGCGGGATCTGCCCGGACTCGCCCGACACCAGCGGCGCCCGCGACTGCGCGGCCTGCTCAACCTTTGCGGCCTTGTCGTCGAGCATCCGCTGGGTCTCGGCGTCCTTGAGCAGGTCCTTGATGCCGCTCCGGTTGATCTCGATACGCACACTGGCGACGGGCACGGCTGCTTACTCGCTGCCGTAGCCGGCGACCAGTTCCGCCTTGGTCAAGGCCTCGGCGACGCCGCGGTCCTCGCCCTGGGTTACCGCCCAGTCGACCCAGTCGGCCTTGCTGGCAGTGGCCCTCGGCATCGTCGCGGCACCGTGCTCGACGCCGCCCACCTGAGCGGCGAGTTCCTCGGTCAACTCCAGCGGATGGTCGTAGCCCTCGACGTCGTACAGTTTCATGCTCATGTGTCGGTACTCCTTTGCAGGTAGACGACCTTGTGCGCGAGCGCCCCGAACTGCCAGCGCGCGACGTCGCCGACGATCTGGTACTGCGCGCCGTCGAACTCGACGCGGTCGTCGGCGAGCACGTCGGTCTCCCACGGCAGGAAGACGGTCAGCTCGGTCTCGGTCGAGTCGCGGTCGATCGTGTACTGCCCGGTCTCGCCGCCCGGCGGCTGCACGCTGCACCCGGTCACCGTGGTACGGGTCGGGCTCGACCAGTCCAGCACGGCCACGTTGCCGTAGTCGCTCGCCTTGGCGCCGGCCCGCAGCACGACGACCGAGTGCGGCCCGAGCCTCATGGCCGCAACGGCAGCCGGTACCGGTCCAGCACCGTCTGCTCGTAGCCGGTGAGCACGCCTTCGCCGTACGGCAGCCCGTCAGCACCGGTGGCCTGACGGACCTGACCGACCTGCACCAGCGTCGAGCTGCCGACGTCGGCGCCGCGTGCGATCAGCCCGTCGACGACGGCGAGCACGTCGAACGGCCAGTCGGGGTAGCCGTGCGTGATGGCGACCTGGACGCCGCGCAGCTGCCCACCGAACCCGGCGGCACGACGCAGGAACCCCGACTGCGACCATTCGACCTGGCTGTGATCGGTCACGTCGATCACCTGGTCGCAGATCGTCAGCGTGCGCAGCGCAGTCATGTACAGCGTCGGGATCGGCTGGATGACGGCGAGCTCACCGTCCAGGGTGAAGTCTTCGTCGGTGCTCGGTGCGATCACCCAGCCGCAGTAGGCGCGCACCACGTCCTCTGCCGCCTGGCGTTCGTCAGGCGTCGGGCCAGGTGCCGTCGTGTCGACGTCGAAACTGCTCGCATAGCCGGCATCGAAGCTCACGGCAGGACCACCAGCGCGAGCGTCATCAGCGCGTTGTTGGCCGGTGCGACACCGACGAGCTTCGTCGGCGTGACCGGGATCGAGCGGTAGGTGCCCTGATCGACAGACTGCCCGGTCACCGTCATCGTCATGCTCGAGCCGGGCATCGCGAGGATGAGACGTGCTCGATCTTCGACGGCGAGACGGTCGAGCAGCACGATCGGGAAGACCATGCCGTCGCCCGTCGTCTCGTTGAGCAGCAGCGTCGTGACGCTCATCTGCCAGCCTTGATCCGTCGCGACCTTGCCGGTCGCGGGCGTCACGTCGGTTGTGAAGTCGTACGCGTACGACTCGCTGCGGGTGTTCGCGTCGTTGTACAACTCTGTGACGATCGTGCGCAGATCAGCCGCGCTGATGTCGCCGCTCGTGTTGTCGGGCAGCAATGCGAGCAGATCGTCGAGCGTCGTCACTTGTTCGCCGCCGTCGCCTTCTTCGTCGACGCCGCTTGCTTCTTCGCGTCTTCGTACTGCTTCGCGTCCTCGGCGCTCAGCAGCAGTGTCGTGGTGACGCCGTTGACCTCGACCTCGACCTCGCTCAGATCGCTGTCACCGTTGCTGGTCTCTGCCATTGCCTTTCCTCCCTTTCGCTGTGGGCGGCGGGCACGCGAGACGCGGCGATGCGACGCCTCGCGTGCTCGTCACGCTTGAATCAGAGCAGTGTCACCTTGACGAACGCAGACGGGCGGAACACCGCCAGCGCAAGCCGCTCCTCGGCGCGGATGGTGGTGATGTTCTTGGTGAACTTGTCCGCGTCGCTGTTGGTGCTGTCGACGGTGATGCCGCCCTTGCGGAAGACCATCGCGCCGGCCTGCCATGAGCCGACGATCGCCGTCTTCGCAGCGACGGCGGTCGTGACGACGGTGCGCAGCCCCCACACGCCGGGGTCGTTGACGCCGCCGCCGGCCCCGTACGCGCCGGTGAACGGCCCGCCGCCGTAGTACTGGTCGTTCGCGTCCTTCGCGAGCCGCAGCGCCTGGTAGTCGGCGGGGTTGATGACGACGCCGTCCGGCTCGAGAAACGCGACGGTGCGCACCTTGGTGATGGCCCGGTACAACGCGTCGAGCCCGGTGTCGGGGGCCGCCGCCTGGGTTTCGGTCTGGATGCCGCTCGTGTTCAGGATGCCGCGCAGGTTCGGCGCGGTGCCCGAGCCGCTGATGAGCTGCTGCTCTTCGGCCAGCTGGATGAACAGCGTCAGCCTGCCGTCGATGTAGCTGCGCGCCGCGTCGGCGTCCTGCAGGAACTCGTCGGGCACGTCGAGCAGGGTCGCGATCTTGCTGAGCACCTGGTCGACACGCGTCAGCGTCAGGTCGCTGGCCGGCTTCGCACCGCCCTCGGCGACCGCTGCCGCCGCGTTGGTGTATGCCGACTCGACGAGATAGGACAGCACCGAGCCGGTGACGGTACCGGATGCGAGCAGGTCGGCGACGGTGGGCCGCTGCAGCGCCTTCGTGACGATGCCGGGCAGGTCCTGATGTCCGCCCGGGTAGACGGTGCCGGTCGTGGTCAGCGACTTCAGGTCCAGCCCGGTGTCGACTGCGCGGGTGGTGAAGCGGCTGCGGGAGGCGAGCGCCGCGATCGCGTCGATGTAGGCGTCGCTCTTCACGAATGCCTCGCCGACGCTGCGGTACCGCTTGCCCTTGGGCTGGCCGCTGCCGTCGTCGACGGTCGGGTCGTCATCCTTCATGGCGGCGCCGATCTGTTCGCGCAGCGCCTTGTCGTTGGCCTCGCTGGTGATCGCGGCGAGCAGCTCGCCCGCCGTCTTGAGCCGCAGCGTGACCTCGGCACGCTCGGCGTCTGTCATGTTGCGGCCCTCGCTCTTCGCGCGGTCGATGATGCCCTGCGCTGCCGCGAGTTCCGCCTTGCGCTTTTCGTGCAGGTTCATAGCCTGCCCCTTTCAGTAGCAAGTGCGATCTCTGCTGCGAGGTCGTCATCGAGCGGATCGCTCGGCGTGGGCTCCTCGGACTTCGCGACGTCGTCGTCGTGCTCGTCCTTGGCCGGTTCCGTCGACTGGCTCGACTGCTCCTCGTCGTCGCTCGACTGGTCGTCGAGCTGTGCGAGTACGCGCGTGATCGCTGTCAGCGCGTCCCGCAGGTCTGTCTCGTTCGTCGCGCTGAGCACCCGCCCGCGCTTGGCCGGGCGGTGCTTCGCGACGAGGGTGCGTGTCTGCTGGTTCATCCCGATCAGGCACGGGCCGACTTCGTAGAGCCTCAGCTCGCGCAGCAGGTTCACGTCGCCGTCCTGCTCGGCGTCGACGACGTCGTAGGCGAACGAGTAGTTGTGCACGCGTCCGCTCTTCAGCAGCCGGAACGCCTTCGCGCTCTTCGCGTCGCTCATGTCCACCTGCGCCTTGACGAGCAGCCCGTCGTCGGTCTCGGCGGCCTCGAGCACGTCGCCGATGTAGGCGTCGAGATCGTCGTGCAGGTGCGACCAGATGAACGGGATCGGGTGGCCGCTGTGCTGCCAGTCGTCGAGGCTCTTCGCGAATGCGCCCGGCACGATACGGTCGCCGATGCTGTCGACGTCGTACGTCGCGACGAGCGCCTCGACGACGCCGTCGTCCTCGGCTGCGGTCGTCTTCACGACGGCAGGCAGCGACTTCAGATACGTCATGGTGTGCTCCCTTGTGGCGGGCGGATTAGGCGAGGTTGATCTGGATGGAGCAGTTGCAGCCGGCGATCTCGTCGGCGTCGCTGCCCTCGGCGGGCCACTGCATGCCGTTGCTGAAGGCGGCGTCGATCGGCACCGTCTCGCCGTTCATGCGTGAATGCGACGCCCGCGCGTTCGGGCCGGTGACCCATGTCTTCGTCGGCTCGACGTCGTGCCGGCTGGCGATCTGCTGCGCCGCCTCACGGGAGGCGAAGCCGGCGAGGAAGGTGCTCATGCCGACCGCGATGCCGGCTGCACGCGACGCCCTGGCGATGTCGAAGACGTGGACGGGGTCGCCGTCCTTGGTGCCGATCTGCTCATCGAGCTGGCTCTTCGTCGTCGCGTTGATATCGTGCGCGCTGCTGCTCGCCGACGCGTACAGGTAGCCATCGGCGAGCGCGGCGTCGTATTCGTCTGGCGAGTAGCCCAGCCGGTACGCCTCGGCCCTGCCGATCTGTGTCGCGATCTGTCTGTGCAGCGGGTGCAGAGTCTGCGTCAGCTCGTCATCCCAGCGCTGCTGCTGCCACCAGTCGTCGACGCTGCCGATGCGTGACAGCACGCTGCGCGACTGCCTGTCGAAATACCTGGACACGCTGACGTTGATGCGCTGCCGCTGGCTGTCGGCCGCCGCGATCTTGATCGGCACGACAGTGGCGAGCCGACGCGATGCCTGCTCGATCGGCGCGTTGGGTGCAGGCTGCCCGCCCTCGGTGACGTTCATCGGCACGATCAGCTCGTCGGCACCGTCGATCGGCGGCAGGTTCAGCACCGCCCGGGCCTCGCTGCGCAGCATCCACGGCCCGCCGACCGCCGACTGCAGCGCCGCGCTCTGCTCCTCGAACGACCCCTGCAGCTTCTCGGCGATGTTGAACTCGACGTACTCTTCGGCGCTGCTGGCGATCTTGGGCACCAGGAATGTGTTGATGCGGTCCTCGATGCTCGCCAGGATCGGGCCGAGCGTGTCGCCGTACAACATCTTGCGGAACTCACGGACGTTGCTGTAGTTGGCGTTGTCGAGCAGCCCGACCATCGTCGGGTTCACGTGGTAGACCGACGCGACCAGCGCCAGCGACAGCTTCGCCGCGTCGATCCACTGCGCCTCGCGGGCGTTGAACTGCTGGCCGGTCAGCGTCATGCCGTCCTCGAGCAGGATCGGGCCGTTGCGTCGCGGCCCGTCGCCGCCGAACTGGGCGCGCATGTCAGCGATGAAGCGGTCGCGGGCACCTTCCTTCCACGGCACCCCAGCCGGCCGGGCCATCACCTGCGACGTCTGCGCGCCGTTCGCCCAGGCCAGCTTGCGGAACTCGAACGCGGCGGCCTGCTCGGCGATCACGCTGCGTATCGCGTCGATCGGGCTGCTCGGCATTCCGACGCTGCTCGTCGGGTTCCAGCCGGGGAAGTACAGCACCCGGTCGGCTGGTACGTCGATCGGTGTCTCGCCGCGCGGGCCGACGATCCGGAACGCGTCGACCTGGCCGAGCGGGTCGCGGGCAATGTGCGTCACGACACGGCTCGGCGGGATACGCGTCAGCGTCGTCTGTCCCTGCTCGCTGCCGATGTACCAGTACGCACGGTCATACAGCGCACGGTCGGCGACGAGGCCGAAGATCAGCTCGTAGCTCGTCGTGTAGCCGTTCGGCCGTCGCAGCGTCGTCGCGAGCGGGTCGTCGCTGACCCGCTGCCGCTCGGTGTCGCCGACTCTGACGAAGCAGTGCAGGCCGAGCTGCGCGACGTTGCGGGCGAGGAACGTGACGACGGTGCGCACGTACGGCTGGCTGTTCCAGACGTCCTCCGGGGTCTGGTTCAGCGCCCAGCGCCAGGCCTCGCTGACGGCAGTGCCGTAGTCGAAGACACTGTTCTGCAGCGGCCACACCATGGTGCCGGCGAGCGTCGACTTGCGCTGCCTGCCGAACACGTCAGATCACCACCAGCCCGTGCTCGGCGTCGTACACGCTCTCGACCTGCTTCTCCGCGCTGATGTAGGCGCTCATCGCGGTCACCGCCGCCGACCAGCCGTCGATCTTGTCGCCTGACTTGCTCTTGTCGGGCTTGACGTTGCCGGCCGGGTCGGCGGCCACCGCGAGGTTGTCGGTCTGCCAGCGCATCAGCGGGTTCCCTCCGTGTCTGAAGCGTGGGTGCTCGGCGGTGCCCTCGCGTAGCAGATGCGCGATCTGCTTGAGCGGCGGGCTCATCGACGCGAAGCCCTGCCGCACCTGCATCAGCGCGGCCTCGTCGTCGCCCAGGTCGTTCATCAGCTGCGAGCTGTTCCACGGGTCGTAGCCGATCAGCCGCACATCGAAGCGGGTGCGGTCGAGATTGATCTGCGCGCGGATGTAGCCGTAGTCGGCGACGTCGCCGTCTGTCACCTGCAGTAGTCCCTCGCGCCGCCACAGCTCGGCGTTTTTCGCGGTACGGCGCACCAGCGCTTCGTAGGCGGCCTCAGGGCACCAGTGCCGCCAGAGCACGTCGAAACCGCCGTCATCGTCGGGGAACAGCCAGCACAGCGAGCACAGGTCGCTGGTGCTCGCGAGGTCGAGCCCGCCGTAGGCGCGTCTGCCGTGCAGCTTCTGCTCATCGACGAGACCCGCGTTGCGGTCCCACACGTTGAGGGTGACGAAACGGGTCTGCTGCTTGGTGCGCACCCCCAGGTGCAGCCGCATGAACGTGGCGAGCTCGGTCGGGCTGTTCGCCGCCCGGGTGCTCGCGTCGACGAGATACTGCCGGGTCGGACTCACCCCGTAGCCGGGGTTCGCCTTGCGCCACGTCGACTCCGCGAACGGGTCGTCGCGCTCAGAAGCACACCAGATCACCCCGTACGTCGAGGGGTCCTTGATCACGTGCCTGGCCAGCTGCTCGACGTAGCCGCGCTTGCGCGCGTAGATGGTGCCGTCGCGGCCGTCGTCGGCGGTGGTGATCATCCCCACCAGCGGCTGGCGACGCGACCCGGTGCCGGTCTCGATCGTCTCCACCAGGTCCGGATGCTTGTGCACGTGCAGCTCGTCGACCAGCCCGCCGTGCAAGTTGCCGCCGTGCAGCGCCTCCGCGACGCTGCTGACCACCTCGAAGTAGCTGCCGGTCGGCGTGTGCACAACCCTCGACGCGAACGCCTTCACGTACGGACGCATGTACGGCGACCTGCTCGCGAGCTCGCGCACCGGGTCGAACACGTACCGCGCCTGTTTCGTCGTCGTCGCCGCCGCGACCACCTGTGCCGCCGCCTCCCCGTCCAGACAGGTCAGGTACAGGCCGATCCCCCCGAACAGGGTGCTCTTGCCGTTGCGCCGCGGCACCTCCACGTACAGCGACCGAACCACCCGCACCTGCCGGCCGGCATCGTCGTCGAACCTCACCCAGCCGAAAACCGGTGCCACGATGTAGCCGACCTGCCACGAGCTCAAGATGATCGGCCTGCCCGCCCACTGCCCCTGCGTATGCATCATCCTGGAGAACCCGTGCAGCACCTTGTCCACGCGCGCCCCGTCGAAGCGCGCCCCCCGCACCTTCGGCTCCGGCGTCTTGAACGCCGGCACACAGTCGGGCAGCTCGTAGCCGCGGCTGAGCAGGTACCAGGCGATCTCCGGCGACAGCTTCAGCCGGCGCAGCGTCGCCGCGTCGGGCAGCTCGACGCCCATCTCAGACGGCGCCCTGACTGAACGGGTTGTCCTCCTCGCGGCGCGGACCGTCCACGTCGATCCGGGCCCGCGCCGACGGGGTCAGCCCGAACTCCTGCGCGTACTGGCGGATCAGGTGCGCGGCGTCGCGCTGCACCGCCAGCAGCGGATTGCGGACCTGCACCCCGCGGTGACCACGGATCAGCAGCGGCGCGTCCACCAGTTGCGCGCTGGCTCTGCGGTGGTTCACCACGGCCTCGCAGTAGGCGACCAGCGCGTCCCGGTCGGTCGGCACGGCGGACCGCATGAACTCCAGCTCGGCCAGCGTGTAGTCCCAGATGGTCCGCGCCTCCTCGCCCAGGTCGTCCGGCGGAACCAGCCGGCCGCCCCGCGGCACCGGCTCGTTCAGGTTCACTTTGCCCGGCGGGGCGCCGTTGAGCAGACGCAGCCGTGCAGGCCTCGGTGGCCGGCCCAGGTTGGCCATCGACGGTTCGCCTCCTTCCGATACCCGGTGACAGATCCGCGCGATCGACCCGGTGAGCGCATCAC